ACAAAAGGCAGTTTCATAGTCTTACATCTCTTTGCTATGTCTGCATGATCTATCGGATATGTGTCTATATCCAAGACACCAAACTTGCACTTGTTTTCGTGTGTGATAGGTATTGATCCAATACCTGTTGTTCCATCCAGGTGACCTTTAATTAAATCAATAGTCAAAGGTTCCTTAACGATGAAACTCTTAGCATCGGTCTTACCATTTTTTCTAACGTTACCAATAGTGGTTTGTCCATGTGCAGTGCTTGATCCCTCAAACACTGCCATGAACTTTTGATGCAGATCCATTAGAATGGAGCATCATTTTCTTTAGTTGCCATTGGTTGGTCTACTATATCTTCGGCTCTAGCTTTTGCCTCGCCTTTCATAACAGACTCTCTAAACTTCTTGGCCTCTTCAAACAAGCCTTTGTCCTGGACAAAACCTACTCTGTCAAAAGTCCAATTAAAGAACGTTCCTTGATCGTTACTTTCTTCAACAGACTTGAACTTCCACATGGTAGCATAAACTGCAGGCACACGTAGTTGTCCACTTTTATCCTTGACTTTTTGCATGGCTATTTGAGTTTTCCATCTTCTGCTAACTTTAAGTTGTGATACTTTCATATCCATTATAGCTAACTGCGGAATGTCCCCATCAAGCACAATGCAATAGTGCTGATCAGATTTAACAAGTTCATTACCATTAGATAAAATTTCTTTATTACCTTCACGTTTTGCTTGTTTAATTGCAGGATTATCAGGAGCTATCTCGCCAACAAATCCTCCACCTTGGTCACGTGGTATAAACTCAAGATATTTTGTTTCTTGAAAACAAGGTATCACTGTTACACCTTCTTCTCCATCCCAAAACTGTCCTGTTACAGTATTAAACATGTCTCCTTGAGAGCACCCATTTATGAATTTAGGGTCAGTCTTTTTTAACTGTGGAGACATGGCTTGTACTAAACGTAGGAATGGTATTTGTAATTCCGATGTATCGTAATCAATGCCATCGCCAGCGGTCTCAAAAATTTCATCTTCTATTGCTGAGGGAAGATTGTCCTCTTTTTTTGTTACTGCTTTTGACATAATTAACTCCTTTTAATGTCAGTGGTTCTTGCTACAAAGGCACCAAACAAATCAAGATCTATTGGTAAACCTTTCTCAACACGTTCCCTAATGAAAGCTTTTAGTGTCATTGAGTGAATGTGTGTCTTCTTCTCGGGATGCATACCACGTTGCTCAAGATCATACATAATGTCCCCAGCCATGTTATCCTCTCCCTTACCAAATGAAATGATGACATCATTTTTTATAATATCATCAAGATCATTATCTCTTAACCATCTGTAAGCTTCTTCTTTTCTATGCGGTGGTATACTTGCATTAACAAATGGTTTTAAACTTACACTTAAATTTTCTACATCTAAACGTTGAATACCCATCTCATCCATCAAATTAGGTATTTGTTCAGTGGACATTTTCAACTTTGCAGTTTTAAGTTTTTTTAATTCTTGTTCTTTTTCATTTATTTCAGTTGTAAGCTGATCAACTTCTTTAACTAAGGAGGACAAACTTTTCATTGTATTCTCCTCAATTTTATCAAGCGTTGTATCATCAAACATTTCTTCAAAAATTTCTTCAGCCATTTAAAGTATCTCCTCTTCAGGTTTTAGGTTGAAATTATTTTATTTATGTTTATATTGGAAGATATAGGAGTGATTAATGAATGTCAACCACATAATTAAAACTAAACCATATAAACATCAATTAGATGCATTGGATAAAGCGAAAGACATGGGACTCTTTGGGTTTTTCATGGAAATGGGTACAGGTAAATCTAAAGTGCTCATTGATAATATTGCCTGGTTGCGACACGAAAAAAAAATAAATTTTGCATTAATACTAGCTCCAAAAGGTGTTTATCGTAACTGGGTGCAGAAAGAAATACCTACACATTTGTCAGATAATATAGAACATAAATTACTTTATTGGCAGTCTAATACAAATAAAATGTATGAAAAAAAACTAAATGAATTTTTCAAAACCACAACAACGGCCATGAGAATATTTGTTATGAATGTTGAGGCTTTCTCTAGTCCACGTGGAATCAAAGCGGGTAATTGGATGGCTAAGAAGTTCGGAGGTCGAGGACTTATAGCTATAGATGAATCAACTACAATCAAGAATCATAAAGCTAAACGAACTAAATCATTGATAAAAATAGGTCGGGAGTTTGCATATAAACGTTTACTTACAGGATCGCCTGTAACCAAATCGCCATTGGACCTCTGGTCACAGTTCGAGTTCCTTGACCCAGGGATCTTAAATTTTAAAAGTTATTATGCTTTTCTTAATCGTCATGCAAACATTTTAAAAAGGAGTCTTGGATCTCATACCTTTCAGCAGATAGTTGGATACAAAAGATTAGATGAATTACTTAATAAGATAGACCCATACATATATAGAGTGTTGAAAAAAGATTGTATTGACTTGCCTGATAAAATTTACACAACACGTTTTATTGAACTCACCGATGATCAAAAGAAAATGTATAGTAAGATACAAAAAGAAGCTATCTTGTTACTTGACGTGGCCTCAACTGTAACTGCACCCATGGTCATAACACAAATGTTACGATTGCAGCAGATACTATCGGGACATCTTAAAACAGATGAGGGTAACACAATAGAGTTTAAAACCAATAGGTTAACTGAATTACTAAACATATGTGATGAAGTGTCAGGTAAGATACTTATCTACTCTAGATTCCGATACGATATAGTTACAATAAAAAATAAACTTGAAACTTTGTATGGCAAAGAAACAGTCGGGACATATTATGGCGACACATCCCAGGACGAAAGAGTTCGGGTTATCGAGGCTTTCGAAGATCCAGATAATCCTATGAGATTCTTTGTAGGTAACCCATCGACCGCTGGTTATGGTATTACTTTAAACCAGGCCAATACTGTTGTTTACTATGCAAATGATTTTAATCTTGAAACTAGAATGCAGTCTGAAGATCGATGCCATCGTATCGGCCAGACCAACAAGGTAACATACATAGATCTTATTACTGAGAGCACGATTGACGAGAAAATTGTCAAAGCTCTAAAAAATAAGATTGACATTGGTGCTAAAGTATTAGGAGAGGAGGCAAGACAATGGCTGAAAATAGACCCAAAACAGAAGACAATGTTATAAATTTTAATCAGGCCAAACAAAAACTTAAAGACATCAAACCATCTACAAATGTACTTGAAGATGACGATGATGAGTTCTTTATTGAATTTGAATTCGAAGATGACGAATAACAACAAAGGAGAATACAATGTTAAATCAATATAAATTTACAATCGCTTATATTTTATCTGTGGTATTAATTAACATAGGGTTTGTTTACGTACCACTTATACCTTTTTATGATACCATGTATCCACCGATGAGTATTGTCGTAGGTATAATATTTATACTTCGGGATTATGCACAACGAGAAATCGGACATAAAGTAATAGGAGCTATGGTCATAGGTGCCATACTAAGTTACGTGATGGCCAATCCATTTATAGCCGTTGCATCTTTTGTAGCATTTTTAATTTCAGAACTTACTGATTGGGGTGTGTATACATTTACAGGTAAACCTATACATCAAAGAATACTTATAAGTTCGTTAGTGTCTACACCAATCGATAGTGCAGTATTTTTAGCTATGATCGGACAGTTTAGCATACTCGCTTGTGCGACAATGTTCATTAGCAAGATGTTAGCTGCAGTTATTATTTATTATTATTTAAGGAATAGAAATGTACATTTATCAGTTTAAATTAGTGTGTCGGTGTCAAAATGATCTAACAGTAAATATCTACGATGTTGAAATACAATCTCAAGAAATGATTGAAGTAGAAGAATTTAATAAATTTCAAGATAAAATTTACGATGATGCTCTATTCCAAGAAGATGTATTTGAACTATTAAAAGAGTTATATCAAACTGTGCAGATAGTTGGTTATCACAATGGAGTAAAGGTTATAACTAAGTGATACACTATCATGGCACACCTTTGACACCAAAGGAGAATCTATACAAAATGGCAGGGAAACACTTTTGTGTTTCCTTTGCTGATTCTAGGGATGCAAAAACATGCTTGGAAATAGGACAAAGTGTCATGTGGGACAATGGTGCCTTTACTACCTATACAAGTGGTAAGGTGTTTGATCACCTGGCATATTACGATTGGTTACAAGATAAACTTGGCCATCCACATTGGGCAGTTATACCTGATGTTATCGGGGGTGATGAAAAACAAAATAAAGAATTTTTAAATACTTGGCCTTATTCAAATTACTTTGGAGTACCCGTTTGGCATTTGCATCTTAGTTTAGACTATTTAGTATATTTATGTGAAAATTATCCGAAGGTTTGTTTTGGGAGTAGCGC